CGTACCTGTTTTCGTCCGTTGCCACATCCCCATCCTGCAGTAGCTGAATTCTCTTAATGGCAAACGAATCCCCATTTTTCCCGAATCCACCTACATTGATCAGCCTATCGCTGTGTACATAACAGACAAGGGCTGGCTCTGCTTGATTTGATATTCCACGATGAACAAGAACTACCCTTCCAATTGTTGGTTGTATCATTTTTCAACTCCTCCTTTAAAGTTGTTTGTATTAGATAGAAGCGTCTTCCTACGCCTTCAACACCTTCTTAATTTCCGCATAAATATCTTCCCCTACAACCCGATGTTGCACGAATCCCTTCGCCAGCCGTCCGGTGATCATGCTGAAGGAGAAAGGCTCTCCAGGGGTGTTGAGGCCGAGGGCTTCGCGAAGCTTGCCAAGGCCAACGTTTTTCCCCTTGCCCATATCCAGTTCCCCGGAATCGGTGAGGTCCAGCATAATGCCTTGCTTGCAAATGATCTTATCCCTTCCGCAGAAGGTTTTAACCGCTTCGTCTTGGATTTCCCATTGGATATCGAGGGCGAGGCCGGAAACGGAAGGATCATCTTTCTTCTGCCAGATTCTGCAATCTACTTTTCCTGCGAGAATCATATACCCATCGCCAGACATATTATCGGGAGGGTTGATGAGGGAAGTGTCATTGGAATTGGTTACGGTTTGGTTTAAGAATTGGTTTAAGAATTGGTCTGCATCAAACATGGGTGTTACCTCTTATTGAGTTGTTGGTTTGGGCTTATGCCCTGGTTGTTACTGCTTGCTGCTATCGTATTTCTTTTAGCGCCTTCCTCCCCGCTTCTCCCATTTGTCAAGGATAGCCCGGAAGTCAGGATTATTCTTATTGCTGATCGGCAGGTTCCTAGTCTTCACATCCGCCAGCGCACTCGCCGTGTCCCAATACCACTTATCTACATTCCGCACCGTCAGAATCGCATCTGAGAACATCGGAGCCAGCTTCGGCGGGAGCTTCTTCCCAAGGGTGCTGACCATTAACTTAACCCCGCCCAGGATCTCATCAACTTCCCGCTCGACATGCGACAGCAGCACGAAATGGCAGATGCAATCATCGCAGATCTTGCGGAGGAAGTTCTCCAGGAGGTTTTGCGCCAGCCCCCAGTCTTTTTGGTCCCGGTCGGCTTTGCCGCCGACTACCGTTTTCATCGCGGCGTTGGAAAGGCCGGTTAGTCCGTCGATCACAACTGCTTTGTCTGCTCCAAATGTGTCGATGCAACCGTAGGTATTCCCAGCATCATCCGTCACGTTGTTGAAGGTGCGGAGGAATTGCTCGAACTGGTTGTATTTGCTGCGGTTCGGATCGGACATCTTTTTCAAGCTCTCGTAGGCCAGCTTGTTGACATAGCCCACGGAGTCTGCCATATCCCCCCAGGTTGAGGACGCGGATTTAACGGTTATGATGTGGAGATTGGAAGGGACGGGCTTGCCGCTGTCCGCCCAATATCCGATTAAGGACTCCGTGCCCGCTTCGAAGGCGAAGTAGAAGACCTCGATTCCCGCGTCTACTAGAGTCCCGATTGAATGGGTCTTGCCCGTACCTGTTGGCCCCATCAGGAGGATGTTCACTCCAGGGAGGGTTGTTGGCGCGGGGATGGTGTTTTCAGGCATTGTCATCTTGTGGTAGCTCCTTTTCAATATTATCAATTAATAGCAATAGCTCATACCGCAGTACCTCTTCCGGGAAATCTTTATGCAAGCCGTTGAAGACTGTATCCCAGATCGAGCCGGGGGAGCGATGACTTAACATAGGCCGGGGCTGGCACTTCCCACAAACCCCGACCATCGCTTGCCAGCAGCGATCCCCGCCCGGAGCATCCTCCACCGGGAGTCTTGCATACACTTCCCCGCAATTGTCGCAATACCATAGCAGATTGGTCTGCCAGGAGAGATGCGCGGGGACTGGGGATTGGCCAAGGTATTTCCCGTTTATAATATAGAGGCGTTTCATGGATTATTTCCAGCTCGCCTCCCACTCTTCCACGGATACTTCCTTGTGCTGCATCGGGTCCCAGACTCTGCGCTGGAAGTCTGCTTGCAGGACGTCGTAAGGGTTCTTGGACTTGCAGACTCCCCGGAATGGGCAGCCGCCGTAGTCATTGCAAGCGGGTTCGAAGTTCCTGTCCCAAGGGTTGCCAGAGCGGGTGCAAGCACCGTCGAGGGACTTCCGGGGTTCGGCAATCTGCTCAGCAAACATCTCCAACATTCTGTCAATGTCCCGATATAGCATCTCTTCCCATCTGTCCAACTCCCAGCCCGAGCGATAAGTAATGGCTTGCTGAGTGTCGTACTTGGACTTGAGGATGGAAATGCCCCGGACGATGGTTCCCTGCATAGGGACTCCAATTCGCCGCCCTGCCCAGCAATAGCTGGTGAACTGGCTCCGCAAATCCCACTGCGCTCCCCACTTCTGTCCGAGCTGGGTTGTAGTCTTTTCGTCGAAGTTGAATACTGCTCCGGCGAACTCTGCGACCATATCCGCCCGACCGGAGAACAAGAGCGGGTTGCCAGAGTCTGGGTGCTGGCGGTCCAAGGGCTCTGCGAAAGAAAACTCGATGCCTCGGCGACCGGAGGGCAGGGTTATCGGCTCTGCGCCATCCTGGCCTAGGGGGTACATGGAGAGGTAGAATTCCAGCGCTCCACACATCCTGTCCAAGTCCTTAGCGGAATCCGCCGGGCACTCGAAATCCCCGTAGGCGGTTATCAAGGCTTGCAGCCCCATTGCCTCTGAATCCGGTTGATTCATCCCTTGTTCATAGAAGCACTTCCGGGCGATTTCAATTCCCTTTGCAAAGGCGCCTCCAGCTATCAGATGGACGGATTCGAAGTTCGGCTTCCAATGCTCGATGTAGGTTAAGTATCCCTTCCAAGGGCAGGCCCGGAAATCGGAAAGCATGGAGGAATCGATTACCGGCGGGAAGGAGGGGATTATGCCTAGCTCCGCGCGGGCTTCAGAATATTGCTGGCTCATACTTCGGCCTCCGGTGGAGTTAGGAACTCCTTTTCCAGCTCCGGGAAATCGAACAGACTCTCAACAGCCTTTAAGAAATTCACCGCAACTTCTCTATCCCCCTTGGCCAGGGAGAGATAGCGTTGGAATTTGCTACGGAGTTGTTCCCGCTTGTAGTAGCTATCTCTGGCGGATTCGATAAGATCTTCCAGCTCAGAGATAATACCCTTGCGATCAGCAATCGCATTTTTGTATCCCTTTTCCCGCTTCTCCCACTCTGCTAATATCTGAGTATTGCGTTTTATAGCATCCTTTGACACTTCAAGGAATTCTTTGGTGAAGGTTGGTGTTTTGGTTGCTTTTGGGTAGCTGTAATCAGTTCCTTCCAAAGCGCTTACATAGTAGCCGGAATTAGAGTACTGCTTTTGAACAAGCTTGAACTTAGCTAAAAAGGCAAGAATTTCCTGTGCCTCTTCCAAGGTCAAAACTGCAACTCCCGCAACTTCGTATATACAGGAATCTGGGGTTACTGCTATAACCTCCGGCTTTGGCCCTGGATCGTCCGGTAACAGCGGCAGTCCTTGTTGTGCACAGTCAAGGTCAATTATCAATTGCTTTTGATCGTAATCCAGTGCTAGCAATTGTTCTTCCGTCATAGTTCTGAAATCATTCATTTTTTGTCTCCCTTTGGTTGCTCTTGCTGCTAAATGGTGATGAGAGGCAGGATTCGAACCTGCATGGGCCTGTTTAGTTCCTACGTCCAACCTTTGACAGCTTTACTACTCAAGTTCTGAACATTCTCTTTATCCGTATGTTTAACTCAGAGAAATACTTTCCTTTTTTGCAGTACCCTAGCCACCTGAAGCGTCTACCAATTCCGCCACTCTCATCCTGCTTCCTAAAGCCCGGCCAATTCCCCAAGCATTTCTTCTGAATTAATAACCTTCTTACTCGTCCCTTTTGCCTTCGCCTTCGTCGTTGCGGAAGTCCGCAAGGTTCGGAGGTAAGCGATTGCTTCCAGCATTTCCGGCATGGAGAGGGTTCCGGCGGCTGCCTTGGCCCTCCATTGGACTAGTTGTTCTTTGATGTCTGCTGTTGGTTCCATTAGCCTTCCTCTTGGTATTTTGGTGCATATTCACCGATATCTGCCATTACCTGCCTTCCTTCATCTGTTAATTTTGGGGAATCAGTGATAGCTTGCAGTTGAAAAACAAATGGGAAATTCCAAGTATCCTTTATTGTAGCTATTTCGCTGAAGAATTCCGCTTGCTTATCCCCGTCCATATTGCAAAATTCCTCAGCCAATTCCCGTGGGGTCGGTTTGATTTCCTGTGTAAATGTTCTTTCCATTTGTTCGATCTCCTATTTGATTGTTTATGTATCATACCCGATTGCGGCCAGTCATGGAAGAGTTATTTTCAGATGCTGGAAAGAATTATACCCACTAAGTTAAAATCCAGAAAATTCTGGTAAATTAACTATCAATAATCTTTTTAGGTTTTCTTTGGTAATACTATACCCATCCCCATAAGACATCTCTTCGATGAGCACTTTAATCGTATCAACTGCTTCTGCAGTAGTTTCAATAATAAGTCCGGCACTTTCACCACATAAAGTTATCTTATATACATCAACTTTCGTTTCTGCACATGATATACAAAGGCTTAGTTTTTTTGGGCCTAGGTGGTGATACCCACAAAAATCTCCTACTAATCCACAAACAGCGCAAATTGATTGTTCGTATTCCATATCTAAACCCTCCCCAGATAAAGCCGCTTCTTCGGGCGGGTACAAGCTACGTAAAGGCACCGATAAGCCTCCCCGCGGTTCCGATTCAGCAATATATCATTCCAGACAACAAAAGCGGTGTCGTATGTGCTGCCCTGTGCTCGGTGCGCGGTTATGGCATAGGCGTGCTTGATGGAATGGAAAGCATCCTTGAATTGCCAATAATCTCGCCAGCGCCGAGGGTTGAGCTTTGCGTCGTTTGCTAGGTTGTGTAGGCGTATTTGCTCATCTATGGAGGAGTCGGGATGCAATACCCACAGGGATATGCGCTTGTTTTCATCCGTTATGAGGGATATGTTATAGCATTTAAAATCGGAATACTTCGGATGTGAGCCAATAGCTATGCGCTCGATAACTCCTTCATCATCCGTGTGTCCGATCATCTGCTTCCCGTCCTTTAATACGTCGTTGGCCGGGGCGGT